GTTACAGGAACGGTATGCAATCTTGATACCAAAAGTACGAAGTTCCTTCTTGAACTCTACAAAATGCTCTTTATAGGTCATGTCCGGTATCCATACAATCGGATTTTCAGGAAAGTCATACCTGAATACTTCAGGTGCACGTCTTATATCAGGGAACTCATAGTCCTTTATTGCTACTATACTTCCGCCAAGTACTGCAAAGGCGATAGCATTGTTTCCAAAGCCGTTAAAGTCCTGTCCGATGTACACAGTAAGTTCCTTATGTTCTCTGACATAATCATAAAGGTCAGAATCAAGCATATTAAGGTCTTTATTATAATCCGGGAATACAAGCCCTGAATCAATGGAGATGAACTCTCCTTCCAGTAAACAGCGTACTTCTTTCTCGTTGTAGATTGAGTACATATTCTTAATGTAGTCAGCAGGAAGAAAAGTATTATCCCTTGTTCTTGCTCTCATTAAGACATAACCTATTCCCGATTTCTTAAAGTGCATTACAGTCTGATAAAGCCCTTTAAGTCCCTGTGAAGTAGTGGCAAAAGCAATGTAAGGTGTCCTGAAGCCTATAATCTGCTGACGTACACGGTCATTTACAGACTTCACTGCTTCCATAGCAATATCCGTAGGTAACTCGTCTAATTCATCTACATAACTTGCTACAACGCTGTAACCATATATCTGTGTAGGTTCTTCAGTAGCAACAAGAATAATCTCAACATTACCTACAGTCATTATGTTTTTTGCCCGGTCAAACTTGTAATCAGAGTTAGTCATTTTAAGATTCTGCTCAAAGGCATTAGTCCACGTTTTAGCAAGGAACGTAATGTTCTTGGAACAGACCATAAGCTTAGGATTATGTCCTTCCTTGTCTTTTTTTCCTAAGAGCATTTTAACAGCGTTCATTACTGCATAAACAAGTGAAGAAGTCTTACCTAACCACAGGCGAAACCACCGCACAAGATAAAGAAACGTTTTTCTGTAAAAACGTATGGTGCTTGTACGAAGCTCGCCTGATGAGTCAAGAGTCTAACAGTCTGGCTCATTTTGTCTTACCTCCTTTTCTTCAAGTTCTTTGAGTTTTTCCTGTGTCTTTGCTTTCATTCTTGCTTCAAAAGAATCTGTATCTTGACTTCCGCCAAAGTCAGCGCCTAAATCATCAGAGTTTCCGCCTTCATTTATTTCTACAGTTTCCATTGCTTCAAAATCTTCTCTGCTCATGGCTACAAATGTAACGTTAAGTGCATTACTTTCATCTTTGGTGATGTTCAAATCTTCAAGAAGAAGTTTCTGTTTCATCTCAAGCGCCTTAAGAATAACTCCACTCTGGTCTGTGGGTTTTTCTCCCTGATATGTTCCTGCAAGAACGTTATCAAGTGTATTTAACTGCTGTGCAAAAAGGTCAGCTCGTAATGCCTTTGTTTTAGACTGATAATAAGGGTCTTCAAGGAGTCTTAGCCTTATTTCCTGTGGTACTTCACAACTATCCATAGCAAGTGCATCTTTGTAAAGTACCTTAAACTTCTGAATGACTTTAGCACGTAAATCTTCGTACTCTTTTTGCGTAAGAGTCATGTCATACCTCCTTTCCTTCTTAAAATCAGAATAAACCATTTGCAATAATCTGTAAAGTACATTATAGTTACTTACAGAGAGCACTCCTTGAAAGTTACTCTTTTCCTTCTCGCCCGTACTATGGCAACATGGTACGGGTTTTATTTTTGTCCCCTGATGTTACTCTATAGCATTGATATTACATTGTGGCATATTAAACGTACAGTTTTATTCTACATTTATTATAAAATGTAAAAATCCTGAATTCTGTGGGAAATGGGGTATCCTTCCCGGTATTGTTAGTCAAGAGTAACAATTTTGGCAGACGAGCCAAGCAATATTTGTTAGTCATAACTAACACTAATCTCTTTCCAGAAACCCGGATTTCACATTTTGTTAGTCATAACTAACACACAATCTGCAATCTGCATGACAAGCGATAACAAAATTGACAAGTCAAGACAAAAATTGACGGACTACAACAAGCAAGGATAAGCAGAGTTATACAAGTTAGTTAAGGCTAATTTCCGGAAAAATGGAGTGTGCAAAAGTACTAGTCAAATGTAGGTATCAGAAAAGGTCATTTTAATTTACTGTTTAATTTTTATCGGTGCAAAAATATTTTAGAAAATGATGTTACTATTAAAAGAAACAGTTTGTTCTTTCAAAAAACAAATAAAAGCATTTTGTATAAAATTGCATATTTATACATTCTATTTTTTTCATTTTCAGATTTTCAAATCGCCGAACTTAGCAACAAAATGACTTTTTTTTAACACTATACACGTTCAGCCCTTATTTTATAAGGCTTTACACTACATGACACAAAAAATTGTATAGTGAAATGCAAATGACTTTTTTTACTACTTTTTAGCAAAAAGTGTATAAAAAAAGTCACCAAAAATTCAACCTTGCACAAACCTTTATACATAAAATTGTATAAATATACAGTTTTTAGCCCTAAAAACTGTATAAATATGCAAAAATAAAGAGTCACTTTTTCAGTAAACGTCTTTTTCTGTTGGAAAATATTTTTAATTTTTTTAAATTTTTTTCTTGACATAAAATAAAACTTGTATTATATTATAATCACAAAGGCAAGGCAAAAAGCCTTGAATCAAAAATCACTATATAAGGAGTGTAGATTATGAAGTATTCCAAAATCTATGAACATGCTTTCGCAGTCAAGAAAGGTTATCTTTTTGAAGAGCGCAAAGGAATTGACACTGCTATCGAATTCAGTGGAAAGTTAAAAAACTTTTATCATTTTGCGTTGTTGACTGACCTCACAGTCAAACAGTATAACAATGAAGAGATTAACAAAGTAACATTATTAAAACGTATGCTTAAAAAGTATGACAAGGAAGTTAAAAACCTTGAAAACACATTAACTGAAAAACTTTCTGCTATTGAAAAGGCAAGCGATATTGACAGTTTTTCCATTTCTGTTGATTGGACAAAATCAAGAACATGGGGCATGAATCCGCACGCAGAATTGCGCATTAATGCAGAATATCTTAAGGGAACGGCTAGCGGATGCGGTTATGATAAGGAATCAAGTGCTGTTGCACGCTGTTTTAATGATAGTCTTTCAATTACGAAACTTGTATACGATAAACTTGAATCAATACTTGAAAGCGGTAAAACATGGGAAGAGTTAAAAGAAAACGTGCCTTACGGTTTAACAATTATAAGCCTTCCATATTGGGAAGGCGGAGTCGGTATGTCAAGTTTCATAAACTTGTTAAAGTGGTTAGGTTTTGACTGTTCAGAAAATCACGGTAAAACATGGGATTGCTATACATTCAGAAAAATTGAGAAGTAACAAAGTGATACACGGCATAAGCCGTGTATACTGAAAAATCTATCTAAGGAGAAAAAACAATGACTAAGACAGAAAAACTTTTCAGAAAAACAATTAAAATGAACGCTAATTTATGCAAGATGCTTAATGATGCGTCTTATGATTGGGAATCTGAAGAAGCACAGAGAGTCCATTCTTTATGTGAAGAATTAAACACAAAATTATTGTATCTTCCGCATGACTTCAATTATAAAGGAACATTGCAAGATTTTTGCAAGTCTGTCGTAGGTAAAAAATTTTTCTCTGATGATAGATGCTTTATCTACTTAAGTGACGGAGTATATGAAGTAGAGCAAAATATAGGGTGGTTTTGCAAATGATTTTCTTTCTTGTTCTGTTGTTTATCGGACTTCATTTTCTGAATTTAAAAATGACTTTTTCAGGAATGGAAGGCATAATAATTCTATCGGCTTTATATCTGTAGTTTACAGATAAAAAGAAAATATTAGTCTATATAAGGAGATTTTGAAACTATGGACAAAAACACAATGTTAAAGGCTTTCTCTGCATGGTATGCAGAGAATGAAGAGAAACTTTCAGAAAATAAGTTTGACCTTGCAAAAACTTGTTTTTTAAGTGGCGTTGGTGCTTTACAGTTTGAACTTGACAAGGAAAAACGGTTAAAGCAGAAGAGAAAAGAACATGCTTTAATCATGACAGACTTTTTACACGATACGGAAAGCATGAAACATTCAAGATATTTCTTGTGCGGTGTCTATCATGATGAGGAAGGTTTCTCTGTAGTAACAAATGGGAAGTATCTTGTTAAAATCAGGGAAACTCAGTTAACAGACTATATCGGAAAAATTATTGCACGTGACGGCACAGAGATTAAAGAAAGGTTTCCGTTATGGCGGAAAGTAATGCCGGACTTGTCAAGTTATCACAAGGTAAATATTACTGTAGATGATTTACGGATTATTGACAGTATTTCAAAAGTTAAAAGTTTTGATAAACTTGAAAGGATTACTGTAAATATTTGCACAGATGATTACATAATCAAATCAAACCTTTTGAACTTGCGCCTTGCTCTGAAGTTTTGGGAAAGTTTTCCAAACGCTGAATTCTGGCATGAGAATATTTCCCTTGTAAACGAAACGGCAGAT